GCCAGTGTCCGCGACAATCCGGAGACACGCTGGAAAGCGATGTCAAACGGACTGGGAATGTTATTAAATAAAAAATTGACGATAAAACGATGGGATACCGCGGGTGTATTCATCATGATTATCCTCCGATTTGCGAGCGGGCCGTGCTGTCGCGCAGTTCCAGCGTCAGGCTGATAGCAACGAACTCCGCGGGAGCCAGCAGCGCCAGACCTACCTGAAGGATCATCTTTCCCTGACGAATATCGTCTTCCGTCATGGTTTCATCCAGCCCAATCCTGAGCGAAAAGGCCTCATCCTCCACCGTGCCGAAAAAGGCTCCGGCCAGCCATTGCTGACGCAACCACGTCCAGACCTGGCCCTTCAATTTCATCCAGGTCAGGGCAGTATTCGGCTCAAAAAGGTAAGCGCGCGCCAGTTTGCACAGGTAGTTCTCCACGCTGCTGACCAGCAAACGAGTCTGGATATAGCTCCAGTCCGTGTTCTCCTCATTGAGCAAGGTCCGGCATCCCCAGAGGCGCACACCTTTCCCGACAAAACTGCGAATCAGGTTCCAGGACACCCCACGATTTTTCAGCAAGGCCTGAGACGTTAGGATACTTTGAGTTGGTCGAAGGGTTTTGGCCAATGAGATTTTGGCCGGTGCCTTCCAGACACCATTAATGTGGGCACTGCGCTGAATGGCCGCTGCGACGGCAGGCAGAGGTGACAACACCACGGGTGCCAACGCCTCATCTTCGTAGCTGGTTTCCAGTCGTGGCCACCAGGCCGCCCCGCGCTGGCACAAGTCTGCGGAAAAAGACTGACCGGTAAGCGTCACGGCATGCGCCGGAGAGTCCGGTAACTCCAGCAGGGCAAAGCGCTGCGGAGCCTGATGACACATCGTAAGTAACGCCTGCCAGCCCTGATACCACAGTGCATCGACGTCAACATCCGCCGTTTCCGCTACCCCGAACCTATCAATCTCATTGAGCTCACTCATCTCCGGTACCAGGACCAGGCCGGTCTTGTCATCCGCTAACAGCGTCTCCAGCATCTGCGGTGCCTGTAATGCGGCAATCAGCGCTTGCAGACGGGCGGCCGGTTCTCCCTGCGATGGCCCGAGGGACAGCACATAGCACTGCCGTCCACCGTTCTCAAAGAAGTGGCGCAGGGAGTACGCCAGCGTCCCACGTTGACCAAAGAGGGCGAGCGTCTGCGTCAGTGAACTCACGCTGACGGGCTGCATCGCCGTGCTCTGAATCGTAACATCAGCCAGGGTATAACCGATAAACAGGGGCATTGTCACCGGATCGTCGACTGACGCTTGCGTTAACAGTGTTTCATCATACGAAACCCCAGGAAGAACCATTGTCATCAATGTATCCTTATAAAGAGTCGGAAAAAGGGATTTCCCCCTTACTGAGACATGTCCTGAGTAAACTTAAGGATGATAAATTCGGCAGGGCGTACGGCGGCCATCCCCACCTGAATGATCATTTTCCCCTGGTTAATGTCATCCTGTGTCATGGTGATGCTTTTACCAACACGCACAAAATACGCCTCCTCCGCCTTATTGCCGGCCAGGGCACCCTGCTGCCAGATGAGGTAAAGATAGTTATCAATTGCTGCCTGCACCCGTTTCCAGGTTGGCTGGCTGTTGGGTTCAAACACCATCGGCAGCAGGGCCTTCTTGATGTCGCGCTCTGCCGCATCGAACAGACGGCGCACCGGGATATACCGCCAGTCATCATCATTTTTCTGCGTGCGGCTGCCCCACACGACCAGCCCGCGTCCGCTGAAGTAACGAATGACATTGATACCTTTTGGATTCAGAAACGCCTGTTGCTCATTGGTAACCCGGACACTAACATCGCTGACGCCATTAAGCACCACGTTCGCCGGCGCTTTCCACACCCCGCGTTCACCATCTGTTTTGTTGTATACGCCCGCTATCAATGCGGAAGGCGTTAACGAAAGCGTTGTACTTCGTTTATCGGCCAGGGCTTTATCAATCTCATCGGCAAAGACAGAATTTGTGTTGCGAAGTGTGGCCAGCGTGACACCAGTTTCATCAGTAACGCCGTTGTAGCCAACGATAGTGATATGCTCGTCATCCAGCATGCGGGTATATGAAATCATCACGTTCGGGTAATACACCGCTACATGGGCAGAGTCAGTGACCGTATCGGGGGCGTCACCCTCGGCGCTGTCGGCCAGCAGAAAATACCCTTTGTGCTCACCGAGCGAGCCAGCCAGTGCGCCATACACAGCGGTACGGTACTCTTCATCAGGATCCGGACAGGCCAGGAGCGTGATCTGACCCACTTCGTCGATTTGACCAGGCAGCGCGTCCAGTTTGGCCTCATCGGCCTTATTTGCCAGCGGATAGAGGTAGCAAGGACCGCCGCCATTCTGGAAATAGAGCTTCAGGGAAACGGAGGCGCTGTGGTCCACGACCTCAATATCTTCAATCTGGTAGTTGTTCGGAGTCGTCGCCTCACTGGTGCCGGATGACGCCTTTTTCAGCCCTTTCTTTGCAGCAGCTGATGTGCCCTCCGTTGACGTCACGTTGACAGTTACGGAAGAAGGCATATTGCTGTCAAAGAGGGTGGTGTAGTCCAGCCAGCTTCCGATGCGGGTGATCACGCCCTCCAGCTCTGGCTTGAAAGGGGAAAAACGCGCAACAAATAACGGCACTGCAGTCGCTCCCGCACTCACCGACATCGCCGGCGAGGCATCTTCTTCAATATAAACACCCGGTACAGTTGTAACTGTAGGCATGTTCTTTTCCTTCAGTGAATTATTGCACGATATCCTGGCTGAACTGCAGGATGATGAATTCCGCCGGACGAACTGCAGCCAGGCCGATTTTGATGATCATTTTCCCCTGATTAATCTCGTCCTCGGTCATGGTGAGACCTTTGCCAACCTGTACAAACCAGGCGTCAGTGGGAGTATTACCTGCCAGCGCACCCTGCTGCCACAGGTTGTGCAGATAACTGTCTATGGCGGCCCTGACCCGCTGCCACGTCGGCTGGCTGTTGGGTTCAAACACCAGCTTATTCAGGTTTTTCTGGATATCCCGCTCAACGGCGTTGAACAGGCGTCGAACCGGAATATAGCGCCAGTTATCGTTGTCCTCCAGCGTGCGGGCACCCCACACCACGGTGCCCAGGCTCGGGAACGTGCGGATCATGTTCAGCGCCTTATCGTTGTTATACTGTCCCTGAAAATCGTCACTGACGGCGAACATTGGGGTAATGCCATTCACGGTCTGGTTGGCCGGCGCTTTCCACACGCCACGCTCACGGTCAGTCTGGGCAATAGCGGCCGCGGCGATGGCGCTTGGCGGCACATTCTCGCCCGATGCCATATTGCACCACGGGTAAAACACCGCGCCAAACGGGGAGGTCGGATACTTTCTCATGACTGTATCCGGCTTATCCGTACTGGTAATTTTCTCTTTCGGGCCGTCAAACAGGCCAAAAATACGGTAGCCCTGACCCACTACTGTATTAAACACGTCAATGAAAGAGTCACCCATCCCTGCTGCAACAATCAGTGTAATATCATCGTATTGGGCCACCGCTTCGGCGATACTGTTCTTACTCACCAGATAACATTTACCGCCACCGTGCATGAACCACACCCTGAGACTGGTATAAAACGCCTCGCTCTGCTGCTTAGAGTAAACGGAGGTAAATTCCGCCCAGTTGCGGAAAATCTGAACAGTGGGGTTGGGAGCTGAACTCTCCTGCGCAAACAGGGGCACAGCAGTTTCAGCACTGTTGACCGAAAAGCTCGATATGGCATCTTCGCTGAGATAAACGCCGGGGTAGGTGGTTGTCAATGTCATGGCAACATGTCCTCTTGATTAGGCAGTCTGAATGGTCACACGATCAGCCATGAGCGTGATTTGCTGTACCGCGATTTCGTTACTGGTCGCATCAAATGTCGGGGAAGTCAGGGAGGTCGGGAAGGCGTTACTCACATTCCAGCTGACCAGCACTTCTGTGCCGGCTTCATTAGTCAGACTGATCATGATGTCTTTCTTTTCAACCTGATTAAGTTGAATCGAGTTCACCCACTCATACAATACGTTTTTTCCTGGAAATACTCCTTTACTCAGCGTGATATTAGACACCTGACGCTGACCTGGCATTTTGTAAAAATTGCCGGTCCCGTCCCGGTATTCAATGGTGTCAAAATTAATGTCCAGACCGGAAGCACTGGTAAAGGGCACCTGATCGTCGCCCAGGGTCACAATAAAGCGATAGGTAGGAATGGGATATTGCTTTGCAATGTCGTCTGCGGTAACAGGCATGAGTTTAATCCTTCTTATTACAATACACAGTGGGTGCAGATAATTTTTTTAAATTATCCGCATGAAAAAGACTAAATTAATTTGGTATTTCCCTGAAAAAAACATGCTACCGCCCCTGATTTACA